TCAAGGCGCAAATGGTAATTTTTATGCAGATTTAGCAGCATATGAAGAAGCTACAGCGGGTTTTTTCGTTAATGCCACACAAGAGGTGGCAAATCCAACAAATAATGGAAATACTATAAATGTTGTTCAGGGTTTAGGATCAAGTGTTGAGGACGTAATGAGCCAATATGCCGTCACCGATAAAATTAATAGACTTCAATCTATGGTAGATGCCGTGTCAGGTGGTTTTGAGTCAAGTATATTATTTGATTCCCCTGCTCCAACTCCTGCCAAAAATTGTTTTTATGAATTTATAAATGATGGTATTTGTATATATCTTAATAACAAACAGGTGTATAGTGGTGATAGATTATATGTTACATTTACTGCGCCAAGTACATATGTATACAATTATGGACATGATGTATTAAGTAATAGAGAAAGTGTGTTAAATTCAATAGTAAACACGGTTACAAAATTAGTTGATGTAGAATTAGTCCATCCAACAACTTGGATCCCTGGCTATGTTTCTGTTGATGGAAATTTTAGTGGAAATGAAGATTTTAAATATTTTGAATTTCCATATTCAGGAATTCCAATAAAATTAACGTGTGACGTTGGAATGGGTGGAGTCGTTGCTATAGTGTCTTATTTTAATGAAGATATATTCTTAGGATTCCAATATCCAGGAACTAATAACCTAAATAATGTAAGTTTAATAATTCCTTCCGGTACAACAAAAATTAATTTTTCAGTACCAAAGGAAAAAGATCTTATTTTAAAAACAGAAGAATTAGTATACTATGATTTATCAGGGGCATTTTTAGATATTGAAAATGCTAAACTTGACATAGCCGAAGCAAAACAAAGCATAGTCAATCTAAATAGCGATTTGGGAAATATCGGTAATAGTTTGAAAGGATTTAGTCCTTATACTCCAACTTGGATCCCTGGCTATGTTTCTGTTGATGGAAATTTTAGTGGAAATGAAGATTACAAATATTTTGAGATATCAGAAGATATTACAAAATATAAAATTACAACAATATCCTATATGGGGGGTGGTGTAGCTCTTACTGCTTTTTTCAATGGCGACACCTTTTTAAGTTATGGACTTGCAGGGTCTCAGGTATTATTCGATCATGTTATAATTCCTCCTAACGGGACTACTAAAATAGTATTTTCAACCAGTAACGATCCTGCAAATAATTTCTTTATAAAAAAATATCAATATGATGGAGTTTCTAAAGAATATGTTGATAGTGTAGGTTGTGGGTATGCAGGGCTTGCAACATTAAGTGGAACTCCATCTAATAGTATTGGGAATAAATTTTATGTCGCAAATTTAGCAGGAACATATACTAATTATGGAGGAGTAACAATTCCAAATAATGGGATATATTTTATAAAATATATAAATTCAATATGGTCATTAGAAAAATTAACTGATATATTTTATGGATATAGTAATTCAAGATTAAAAGGTGAAAAGTGGATGGCTGTAGGAGACAGCATAACTGGCAATGCTGGATATATTAATGAAACAATAAGTTTACTTGGATTATCTAATGATTATATTAATAAAGGGTTTAGTGGAAGAAGACTTCAAAATATGATATATGAATCAGATAGCTCTACTTTAATTTCTGCTGATGAAATATTGTCTTGTAAATTAATAACTATAATATCACAAGCTAATGACTATGGAAGTAGTAGACCGATTGGGACTTTAAATGATGCTATTGTTGGCAATGAGAATACTTATTATGGTGATTGTAAAAAGGTTATTGATTATTATTTAAACATAAATCCAAATGCGGTATTGGTTTTAGGGTCTGAGCTTCCGCAGTCCTATGATGGGGTAAATTGGTTTGAATTAAATAGTGTCGGAGCAACTAAATATGATTATTCTAGAGTATTGAAAGAAGTTTGCACATTATACTCTGTTTGCTATATAGATCTATATTCAAAAAGTGGATGTAATAAATATACACAGAATAGTTTTTATAATAATGACTGGGTGCATCCGAGCTCACTTGGGAATAGCGCAATGGCAAAATTAATCGCAAGAGAAATTTATAATTATATCACAGTGTAAAAAATGAAAAATATAAAAGAATTGTTCAATAAATACAAGCTGAAAATAGTAATCGCATTGCTATTTATCATTGCTTTTGCAATTGGATTTGCAGTTATTCGAATTGATAGTTGCTCAACTAAAAAAGTATTGGCTAAGGTTGACAACGCCATTGCAGCCGATTTTAGGGCTTCTATAGTTGATTCGGTGCGAACGGCTGAATTATGGAAGAAAAATGCTGAGATTGACAGCGTGAAAGCCCAAGAGGCAAAGAAAACGATTGCTGAACATAATAGCGCAGTATATTGGGAGCAAATCGCAAATAAGCGTGGAATATCTGCGACTAAACAGAAAAATAGAGCCGATAGCTTGGCACAGTACGCTGGTGAAGATTGTAAACCGTTTTTAGATGAATATCGACAGGCAAATGATTCTCTCAAGTCTGAAAATGTTGCACTTGACAGCACAAATTTAAAGCTAAACATTGAAGCGGAAAGCTATAGCCGGCGATTGTATTTATGCGAGCAACAAAACGTAATTAAAGATACAATTAACGCTAGTAAAGTGCGATTGATTGCTACCAAGGATAATACTATTGCCGTACAGAAGAAATCCCTCAATAAAAAGGAAAGCATCTTCAAAAAGGCTGAGAAATGGTTTTTCGGTGTAGCCGGGGCAGTAGGAGCTATACTAATTTTAAAGTAAACTTGTTTTAAACTTATATATTAGTCATATCGCGAAGTAGAGCAGTGGTAGCTCATTGGGCTCATAATCCAAAGGTCGTCGGTTCGAGTCCGGTCTTCGCAACAGAGTGGTTTTTGGTTATGTGATTTTTTCATAGTATTTAGTTTAATTGTTAGTAAAAAGCCCCGTTGTGAAACGAGGCTTTTTTTATTTACTATCATTCAAAAAATAAATAGCATTCCAATCGGATCCATTAAAATCACATCTCGGACATGATTTAGTTCTGAAATCTTTCACGTGGTAATCTGTTTTACAAATAGGACAAGTCATATCGTTTATTTTAAATACTCTTTCAAAACATCGATTGCTCTTCCGACACTCCGCACAATAACATACTTGCTTCCGCATGCTTCTGCCTGTTCTTGGAATTCTTTTTGATCTGTCGATTGTTCGCCTGTTGAAGTTTTAAACTCCATTAGAAGGCTTGCAAATCCTTTTTTTGGAATAAGACATATTACATCAGAAACGCCACGCTTCAATCCTTGGCGTTTTAGATTAATCGCTTCAAGTTTATTCCGGGATCCACCGTTTGGAACAGCAAACAAAAGTTTATCCGGAAGAGTAGGGAAGAAGGTCGGAACTACTTTGAAAAATTCGGTTTGCATGTCGGTTTCATCGTGGCTAATCTTTCGTTTTGATTTAGCCGGTTCTGAAGCTTCTTTTTTGTTTGTAAAGCATAGATAACAAGCATACCCTTGAGTAGTTTCTATTAATGATACTGTTTGTTTTCCGCAAACAACACATGTTGGTTTATTCGTTTTTTCCATAATATCTATTTGCTCCTATAACATCGAATTTCAGTACTTGATTATACAATTTATCTTGTCGGGTTCTAAATTGAATATTGTCATCATGATGTTGGTGACAGCTCCTACACATAATCACTAAATTCAGACTTTCAGTGTACCATTCCGGCCAAATACTTTTCGGTAGCAAATGACACAAATCATCTGCCGGACGACCACATATTACGCATATTTTTGGTTGTAGCTTTTTGATGCTAGACAAGGCTCTATTTCTCAAAGATTGCTTTGAACTTACGTTCTTTATTTTATTCATCATAAATCTTCTTCAATTTTTTTAAACTTACCGAAGTAGGCCTCAAGTGCATGTTTAATATCAGTCAAGATTGTATATCCTCCTTTTTTGTACCTCCCTAAGGAAATAATAATTCCATTATCAGGAGATTCATAAATTAATACAGCAGCTTTAGTTTGCAATCTGTCGACAGCTGCTTTCAAAATTTCTTCGTCTGTCATTTCTGATATTGGAAGATTGCGGAGTTCTCTAATGTTTCTCATCTTATTACTGCTCTTCTATATTGGTGAAATCGATAATAAACGCTGTCAAGTAGCTTAAGCATTTTATCGGTTGTAATCTTTTCTTTCGAAAGCTTTGGAGCTTGTTTTATTACTTTAAAATATGGATTTACATACGTTGTATCGACATAAATCAGTCCGGCAAACTCAGGAACTTCATCAACTGAAATAAGATGCCTAGGGACTACGTAATAGAAGTAATTCACACGTTGCCCGGATTGTAGTACTTCAAACTTCTTTTGATTTGCTTTCGAATAAAACTTTGTTTCTTTCTTTGCATCTGATTTGAAATCAGCTCGGGATATTTTCACTTCGTATTCGTACAAATATCCCGATTTTGTTAGTTCGATAATATCACATTCCCAATTTCCAATATATGTGTTTGGGAAAATCTTTGCTTGAGGTTTTTCCCTTGCACACCTATCAATAAACCATTGAATTATTTGATTTGCGAATAGCTTTTCATCCACAAACAAATTAGAATTTCTTCCTACTGTTCCCATACTTATTTCCCTCTATTTCCACGCCTAACAAAGCGAGGTTTAAAAATTGGTTTTGGATAATTGATTAGCGGCTTGCGATTAAAATATATCGGCTTATCGTCTAACTCAAGTTTGCAATCGCTATCATCGCAATAATCTTTGAAATGGAAAGGCTCGCATTCATCGGCCATACTTTCTAACACCCTATTATCTTCATGTAAATCGGATATTTTTCCCTCAATTATAAGTATACATCCACTCTCTTCAATTGCATGCCTTACAGCGTATAATCCTGCAGCATTTGACCCAATTATTATAACTCTTTGATTATGCATACTATTCTACGCAAGATGGTCCAAAAGGTTGACCACATAGTCCACAAATTTGAATATCATAATTCCAAAGGCCTAGTTGTCCTTTTACACCGGTGATTGGAGTATCGAATAAAATAGGGTTAGCAATTACATAGTGATATTGTCCTTCAACCGCCCAAATAGAAGGGTGATTTTCGACACAATCAACTATTTCAACTGAGCCTATAATTGCTGAATAAATAAAAATATCCTTTTTATAATCAGGTTTATTTGTATCTACTTTTTTATTTATATCCTTCCATTGAGCCGGAGTAAATGCAAGGTTTTCTCCTTTGAAAAAAATATCAGGTTTTGCACTCGCATGTATCAAAATACGCCCTCTAAAATGGGTTCTACGTGGACGGTTTTCAATGGGTTTTATTCCTTGAACGAGCAAATATGCCCATGGTTGTTTTACTGATAATACTTTCATTTTGCTTCCTCCTCTCTGATTACTTCTTTGATAATCTCTTTGCTGAAATTTAGTCCATCCTTTTTGCCATCAAAATAAGATTGCAAACTAATAAGGATGAGCCCAACGGACAGCAAAAATACTCCTACACCTAAATAAGGCTTTTCAAATCCAATTTTAAATGGATGAATACTGATATTAATTCTCGATACAAATACGAGTATGAGAATAATGACAACTGAGTAAATAATTATTGATTTCATAGTGGTTATTTGAATAGGTTATAGTCTCTGTTTACGTAAATCTCATTTTTCAAGTACTCCCTACTTAATTTAAGTTGAGAAAGGACTGAATCCTTGTAATAAACCTTGCAACCGGTATTTTTAAGCAGATTTTCAATATTGGTTACAAAATAACTTAGCTGCTGAATCGGGTATTTTTGCCCTGATAGCAACCCGATTTTGAATAAATTACAGTATGAATATGACTCAAGAATCATCTCGTAGCTGCTCTTAAAATCAATTACCGGCTCAATACTAGCAAATATTTTGAACCCTGCTTCGTGAAGCTCTCTCATAGCTTCTATTCGTTCAGAATTAGTGCTTGCATTGGGTTCTAATTCGTCGTGTCCTGTAAGTGTAAAGCCGATAGCTAATAATGGTTTCCATGAATCATGCATATAATCAATAATTTGATCAACCCATTTTCCTACAACCTTAGTAAGCATTTTTACAGGAACATCATTTTCCATTGCGAGCATTATAGATTTCCACGTTAAATCGAAGCATTCATCTAGCATTGGGTCACTTGTAAATGTAAAGAATAGTCCGTGTTTACGAAGGTCTTCTATATTTATAAGTAATTCCTTTTCAAATACTTCTAAAGCATGAGCTTCGTTTCTAAAGCATTTCTTTAATTCGGGTTTATCTCCTCCCAAAATAGCTGCTCCACGACCTTTTTTCAAATAACAGTAAGTACAACCGTTGCTGCAACCTACAAAAAAATTACATGCCCAGTACGAATATTCTCCGGCTTTACCTGATGGGTTGTAAATTGATTTTCCTTTAAAGTTTGTCATAACATTGGTTTTAATTCACTGTAAAATACACTCTCTTTATCTTCTCGTTCGCTGGCAAAACATGCCGGCTTAGTTTTTCCTTGCGGACAGTGAGCGCCTTGCTCTTTGAAGTGGCAAAGAACACACCCGAAATTGGCTATATTTTTTGCAGGAATACACGAAACACGTGTATCGTTTATTTTAATACGTTTTCCTACTGGTAAATTGATGAATTGTCTAAGCATAATTGTTAGTGGTTTATTATGAAGTGTACTTATCCGAACACTGCACAAAGAAGGGTGAATACTACAAGGCAAATTAATGTTGCATTGACTTGATGTCTATCGCGTTCGTCAGCTTTGCGCTGCGCTTCGGTTTCGAAGAATCGTTGTGTTTTCATGGCACCGGTATTTTTGAAGTTATTAATCGAACATATTTGCAATTAAGTCTATAGTGCTTTCGGGTATCGCTTCTGAATCGCCCATTATCGCACTGGCAATTCCTTTTTTTGTTTGTATTATTTGATATACTTTTTCGTCAATGGTATTTTTACCGGATAGGTACCTGCCGGTTACGCTGTCTTTTTGCCCAAGGCGGTGCGCTCTGTCCTCGCATTGGCAGCAATCGGCATCTGTCCAAGGGAACTCAATAAATAGCACATCGGAGCTCGCTGTAAGCGTAAGACCTACTCCGGCCGCTTTTATGGAGCAAATGATAATGTTTGTTTTATCATTTCGTTGAAAACTATCCACAGCACGTTGCTTTTGTTCCTGGTTCTCACGTCCGGTTACTGATACGGAAGTAGGGAAAGCGTGCTTTAATTGGTCCACAACGATATGTAGTGAGCAGAAAACAATGATTTTTTTACCACTTTGTTGAAAATCGCGGATATAATCAATTGCTTCCTTTACCTTTCCTTTGGCCGTAATCTGCCGTAGTAGCGTTAGCTTTACCATTGCAGCACTCCGCATGGCATTTTTGATATTTTTATCTGTTGATTCCTTGTATTTTTTCAAATACTCCTTCAGATTGTTTTCGGCCAACTGATATTCTTGTCGGTTACTAATATCAATCGTAATCAATTGCCGAACCTTATCAGGTAGTTCCTTGAGTACTGTTTTCTTTTCCCGGCGAAACATACATTTTTCGTAAAGCATTGCGCTCAATACTTTCAAATTACTGGCTTCAGTTGGTCCGGCGCAAAATTGTTTGCCAAAATTGATAGATCCTCCGAAATCTTCAAGTCGGTTGATAATTGATAGCTGTGGTACCAGGTCTTTTGGTTTGTTGACGATCGGCGTTCCGGTAAGCCCAATTACATATTCTTTTCCTTGAGCTATTCCCTTGCAATAATTACTTTGTTGGGTTGTGGCCGATTTACACCGGTGAATCTCGTCAATAATTACCGAATTGAATAGATCAATGTTTTCTTTGAATGTGACATCTTTCAGCGAGAACCGTTCTGATTTCTTTTCATGCAGCACAAAGTATTTTTTCAGACTTTCGTAGTTCACTATAAATACCTGATATAATCCATTATTTGCGTAATACGGCCAATTGTCGCGGGTGTCATCAGTTAGTACCATTGCTTTTTTATCGGTAAACTTAGACCATTCACGCTCCCAGTTTATTTTTAGCGAGCTAGGGCAAATAACTAAGCAAGGAAATGAGCGAGCAATATTTACCGTTGCAATACTTTGAAGGGTCTTCCCAAGGCCTGGCTCATCTGCATTGATAAAACGTTTCAGAACCAATCCGCGAGCAATTCCTTTTCCCTGATAGTTTCGTGGTTCGAGTAGTAGTTGGTGAGGAATAAGCAAATCCGGCATTTCCGATTCAATCGCTCGCTTTTGCCAATCGACATCGCAATACTGCTTAGCGCATTCAGCGAAATGGTGAAGTCCTGGAAGTGATTTGCGGGGTACATTCCAAGTTTTTAGGCTTGGAATGTACTTTGCTCCTTCAACTGCCTTTATCTCGCGAGCCAGTACCGGGTGAAAGTCAAATTCAACCACATATTGATCGGTGGATAGGTCGAGTTGGATATTCATATTACATTGCGGTTGCTAGATCCTGTTCAGTTACTGTATGCTTTTTCTTGCGCTTTCCGCTTGAAATAGTCATTACCCCTCCAACTCCTTCGGCGGCATTAGATAGTTCAATACTGGCCTCTTGTGGTACGTCAAAGTCCATTTCCTGCTGTTTGATACCATACTTGTCGTTGAATAGGTATTCTTTGACTTCGTAGGTAGCCATTTCAACATCTTGTCCAAGTTCTTCGGAGAATTCATATTCATCCTCGTACTTTGTAAAAGGAGAAATAAGATTCAGAACCTTTCCTGATTTCAGCAATTTTTG